ATCCATTAACAAGCGCGATCTTGCCAGTTCTTGCGGATCGTGATAATCACTTGATAGACGCGCTGCGTTATGCGTGCGAGGCAAGTCGTCGTGCGGCTCCTAAAAAAGCTGTTGAGATGAAGCCTCTAGCAACGATTAATAGGTGGTAAATGGCTCGACAGACTAGAGAACAACGTCTCGGCAATGTGCATCAGGCTGCGCTGAACGAGTTCGACCGCTGTCAATCATCAATGCGTGATGAGCGCTTGCAGTGCCTTCAAGATCGTCGGTTTTATTCAATCGCTGGCGCACAGTGGGAAGGCCCGCTTGGCACTCAGTTCGAAAACAAGCCCCGCTTTGAAGTGAATAAGATTCACATGAGCGTCATTCGTATCATTAACGAATACCGCAATAACCGCATCGCTGTTGATTTTGTTTCCAAGGACGGAACAAAGAACGAGCGATTGGCAGAGACTTGCAACGGTCTCTATCGCGCTGATGAGCAGGATAGTGTTGCTGATGAGGCTTTCGACAATGCTTTCGAAGAAGGCGTTGGTGGTGGCTTTGGCGCATGGCGTCTCCGAACTTCTTACGAAGATGAGGAGGATGAGGAGAACGAAAAACAGCGCATCCGTTTTGAGCCAATCTATGATGCGGACAGTTCTGTGTTTTTTGATCTGGACGCCAAGAAGCAAGACAAGTCTGATGCGAAATACTGCTTTGTGCTCTACTCGGTAACACGGGAAGCTTACAAGGCTGAGTGGAATGATGATCCCACGACCTGGCCGAAAGAGGTCCATCAATACGAGTTCGACTGGGATACGCCAGACGTTGTGTTTGTGGCAGAATATTATCGCGTTGAGGAAGTGCGGGAGACCATTCGCATCTTCCGCACTCTGACTGGCGAGGAAGAACGCTATACGCAAGCAGACTTTGACGCTGATGAGACTCTCGAAGATATGCTTATCGCTGTCGGGACTGTCGAGGTTCGCCAGAAGCGCATCAAGCGCCGCAAGGTTCACAAGTATATCATGAGCGGTGGCGGCATCTTGGAAGATGCAGGTTACATTGCTGGCAAGAACATTCCGATTGTTCCTTACTACGGCAAGCGTTGGTTCGTTGATAACATCGAGCGTTGCATGGGCCATGTGCGCTTGGCGAAAGATCCACAGCGCCTTAAGAATATGCAGCTGTCAAAGCTGGGCGAGATTAGTGCGCTATCTTCGGTTGAGAAGCCGATCCTCTTGCCTGAGCAGGTTTCTGGCCATCAGGTTATGTGGGCGGAAGATAACATCCGCAATTATCCATACCTGTTGGTGAATCCGATTACTGGCGCGAATGGAGAGACACAGGCATCTGGGCCTGTCGCCTATACCAAATCGTCTGACATTCCTCCTGCGATGGCTGCACTGCTGCAGCTGACTGAGCAGGACATGGCTGAGATTCTGGGTAACAACCAGCAGTCTGATAAGATGGTCAGCAACATTAGCGGTAAGGCCGTTGAGTTGATCCAGACGCGCTTGGATATGCAGTCGTTCATTTACATGACGAACATGGCCAAATCCATGCGGCGCTGCGGTGAAATCTGGCTGTCGATGGCCAAGGATATTTACGTCGAGGAAGGACGTAAGCTGAAGGCAATCGATCAGATGGATCAGGTATCTTCTATTGAGATGCTGAAGCCGATCATTGATCAAGAGACTGGTGAGCTAGTCTATGAAAATGACCTGAGCAAAGCGACCTTTGACGTTACCGTCGATGTAGGTCCATCTTTCACCAGCCGCCGTGAGGCAACCGTGCGCGCTCTGACTGGCATGATGCAGGTGACTAGCGATCCTGAAACTCAGATGATCCTGCAGTCAATGGCAATCATGAACATGGACGGCGAAGGCATTGGCGACATCAAGGATTATTTCCGGTCTAAGCTTGTGCAGATTGGTGTGATCAAGCCGACTGAAGAAGAACAGCAGCAGATGATGCAAGCCATGATGGCACAGGGACAGGCGCAACCTGATCCGCAATCTATGTATCTGATGGCGGAAGCGAATAAGGCGCAGGCTTTGGCGGTTAAGGCTCAGGCTGACACAGAATACACGCTGGCGCGGGTTCAAGAAACTCGTGCTGATACTGCTGAAACGTTATCAAATATTGATATCAATCAGCGGAAGTCAGCCATTGAGGCGGCTGAAAAGATAGGGGCTGCATTGCAGTCACGCATGAATGTGGTTCCACCCACCACTTAATTTGGGTGAGTTTGACGGGGTAATGTATGAAAACGGCAGAACTGGAGAATGACAACGCGCTCGATTCTATCGAGATTGACACTGGTGCTAACAATGAAACCGCTGATGAGAACAATGCCATCTCGGTTGATGATGAAGGCGAAGGTGACGATGATGTTGTCATTTCAATAGGTGAGGAATCGCCACCTCAAGAGGAAGAAGCCCGTGCGCCGGAGTGGGTGCGTGATTTACGCAAATCAAACCGGGAAAAAGAGCGAAAGATTCGTGAACTAGAAGCTAAGTTGAATGCCGCTGCGACTGAGACCAAGCCGGTCGCGCTGGGCAAGAAGCCAACGCTTGATGATTGCGATTTCGATTCACAGGAATATGAGAACAAGCTTGCTGCATGGTATGAGGACAAGCGCCGACACGATGCAGTAGAAGCCGATGCGGTGGCCCAGCGAGACGCTGAAGCCAAAGCTTGGCAGGATAAGCTAGATTCCTATGCGAAAGAGCGGGCCTCCCTAAAGGTGCGCGACTATGAGGATGCAGAGGCAGTTGCTCTCGAAACCTTCAATGTCACGCAGCAGGGTATCGTTCTTCAAGGCTCTGATAATCCCGCGCTGATCATTTACGCACTTGGTAAAAACACTGCGCGTGCAAAGGAACTTGCCTCAATCACAGACCCCGTGAAGTTCGCCTTTGCGGTATCAAAACTGGAGACTCAGTTGAAAGTTACTAATCGCAAGGCAGCTGCATCACCGGAACGCACCATCTCTAGTGGCGGTGGTCGCATCTCTGGTAGTGTAGACTCAACCCTTGAACGACTGCGTGAAGAAGCATTTAAGACCGGAGACATCTCAAAGGTCATTGCTTATAAGCGCAGTAAAAAATCAAACTAATCTGGAGTTAATACAATGGCTAACGCATTTTCCAAGGAAGAAATTGTTGCTTTTGAGGATATCCTCGAAGGCTTCAATGACGCTCTGATTCTCTCGAAGAACGTCACGATCTACAACACCAACGGCGTAACGATGGAACGCGCTCGTGACACCATCTGGCGTCCGCAGCCCTTCATTGCTCAGTCGTTCGACCGCGTTGTTGGCACCTCGATTGCCAGCGATGTTTCGACCATGACTCAGCTGTCGGTTCCTTCGACTCTCGGTTTCAACAAGTGCTCTGCTTGGCAGATGAACGCTCTGGAACTGCGTGACGCACTGCAGGAAGGTCGTCTCGGTGACTCGGCCAAGCAGAAGCTGGCTTCTGACATCAACCTGTCCGTAATGGACCTGGCTGCTGCTCAGGGCACTCTGGTTGTTCCGGTTGCTACTGCTGCTGGCGATTATGATGACGTTGCTCTGTGCGACAGCATCATGAACGAGCAGGGCGTGATGGCTGGTGATCGTTACCTCGCTTTGTCGAGCCGCGATTACAACGGCATGGCTGGCAATCTGGCTGTGGCAACTCGTTCGTTCACTGGCACCAAGTCGGCCAACGCTTACGAGCGTTCGTTCGTTGGTGAAGTAGCGAGCTTCCAGACCTACAAGCTGGATTACGCCAACCGCTGCGCTGCCAACAGTGCGACCGTCACCATCAACACCACTGGCGCTCAGGCTCAGTATGTGCCGCAGGCGACGACCACCAGCACTGGCGGCATTCTGAACGTGGACAACCGCTATCAGACTGTCACTGTATCCTCGTCGACTGGCGTGGTTGCTGGCGATGCGTTCACCATCGATGGCATCGAGGCAGTGCATCACATCACCAAGCGTTCGACTGGTGAACTGAAGACCTTCCGCGTGATTGAAGTCCCTGCTGGCGGCACCACGCTGGTTATCAGCCCGCCGATCATTGCAGCGACTGCTCCCGCAACGGATGCTGAACTGCAGTATAAGAACGTGGAACTGGTGGCTGCTGCTTCGTCGGCTCCGCTTAACTTCCTCAACACCACTGCCTCGAACATCAACCCGTTCTGGCGCAAGGATTCGATTGAACTCCTGCCCGGTCGTTATGCTGTTCCCGATGGTGCTGGCGTGGACGTTCTGCGCGCCTCGACGGATCAGGGTATCGAACTGGTCATGACCAAGAAGTTCGATCCGCTGACCTTCCAGACGCTCTACACGCTGGATACGCTCTACGGCGTTGTGATGACCAACCCGGAAATGGCTGGCGTCCTGCTGTTCAACCAGTCGTAAGACTAACGGAGAAGGGGGAGGCTTCGGTCTCCCCCGACTTCTCAAAGAGGATTACTGCAATGCCACTCAAGAAGGGCTATAGCCGATCAAGTATCGGAAAGAACATTCGGACAGAGGAGAAGTCTGGTCGTCCTCGCAAGCAGGCTATTGCTATCGCACTCAACGTAGCGCGTGAAGCTGCCATGAAGGCTGGTAAGCCAAGCAAGGCTCCCAAAAGGAATCGCAAATGACGCAGTTCCCTACTATTCTTTATAAGACACCCGGCCCGCATAAGAAGCCACGTGGCGGCACGTATAAGACCACTGGCGCTGCGGATCAGGAGCAATTTGACGCGCTGATCGATAAAGGTTGGTTCGCTTCCTATGAGGACGCGAAGGCTGGCAAGGTGGCCAGCAAGATCATTGAGGCAGCTGAGGCATTGGAAGATGCTCTTGATGAGGTATCTGATCCAACTCGCGAAGAGCTCGAATCCAAGGCAAAAGAACTTGGCGTCTCGTTTAATGCGCGAACTTCTGCTAAGAAGCTTGCTGAACGTATCGCAGAGGCTCTGGAGGTCTAATCGTGAGCTATACTAAACGCCAGTTTATCACAGGAGCCTTCGAGGAAATCGGGCTTGCTGATTATGTATTCGACTTGCAGCCTGAACAGCTGCAGTCTGCTTTGCGGCGTTTGGATGCCATGATGATGGAATGGAATGCTCAAGGCATTCGCCTGGGCTATCCGATTGCTAATAGCCCGCAGGACAGTGATCTAAACACTGAAACTGGGACACCGGATAGCGCATGGGAAGCGGTGATTACGAATCTCGCTGTTCGTCTTGCGCCGGGTTACGGCAAAACAGTTTCTCCCGACACTAAGATGATTGCTAAGAATGCGTTTAACACGCTCTTGCAGCGCGCCACATTCCCGCTTGAGAAGCAGTTGCCTGAAACTATGCCAATTGGTCAGGGCAACAAGCCTTGGCGCTGGGATAACCCATATGTTTATCCGCCTGTTGATCCTGTTACCGCTGGGCCTGATGGCCCGATTGAATGGAGTTAAGCAATGCCGACTATCAACCAGCTTCCGCTGATTACGCAACTTTCAGGCGGTGACAATGTCGTCCTCTGGGTTCCCAATCAGGGTGACAGCCGCCGCGCTTCGGTGACGTCTTTCACGCAGTTCATTGAACAGAACTTCACCAACGTCATCTGTCAGACTGTGCAGACGCAGCCTGTGACATTCGCTAATCTGCCGAACGCTGTGACTGCTGGCGCTGGGACTCGCGCATTTATTAGTGACGCTAGCGGGAATACTTACGGTGTTGCCGCTGCTGGCGGCGGTTCAGCTATTGTTCCTGTATGGAGCAATGGCACAGCATGGTATGTTGGTTAATCTGAAAGGCTGAATAATGGCTTACGTTGATCCCTTTGCTCCGAATTATGGCTCCAATATTGTCGCGACTCCTGCGGCATCTTCCGCTTCGGTCTCTATCGCGCCAGGCGACAATTGTGTTCGTCTGGTTAATACCGGGACCAACGTCTGCTATGTCAGGATTGGTGAGGACGCAGCGACTGCAACGACTGCTGATGTAGCTGTTCGAGGTGGCAGTGAGGTTATCATTCGTAAGCCTCTTGGTTATAGCAAGTTGGCGCATATTTCTGCGGCTGGCACAACTCTGAACATCCAGACGGGCAATGGCGGCGTCTAAGGACACACGCCTTTCCCGTGCTGGCGTAGCAGGGTATAACAAGCCTAGGCGCACGCCTGGACACCCGAAGAAGTCGCATATCGTTGTCGCCAAGGAAGGTGATAAGGTTAAGACGATTCGCTTCGGTGAGCAGGGTGCAAGCACTGCTGGTAAGCCAAAGGCTGGTGAGTCAGATGCGATGAAGAAGAAGCGTGCATCCTTTAAGGCTCGGCACGCAAGGAACATCGCGAAAGGCAAGATGAGCGCAGCCTATTGGGCAGACAAGGTAAAGTGGTGAAATGGTTCAGATACCGATCCTTAACGGCATTTATACCGACAACGGCCCAGACTTTCGCACGTCTTATCCGGTAAACATGATTCCTGTTCCCAAGCAAAATGGGATCAGCAATGGATTTTTGCGGCCTGCAGATGGTCTGGTGGCGAACGGCACTGGCCCCGGCACTGATCGCGGTGGCGTCAATTGGAACGGTATCTGTTATCGCGTAATGGGCAGCAAGCTCGTGACTGTCGCTGAGAATGGTGATGTGACTATTCTGGGCGATGTGGGAGATGATGGCGGTCTTGTCACGATTGATTATGATTTCAATCTGCTGGGCATCGCATCAAACAATAATCTTTTCTTCTGGAATCCACTCACCAGCACGTTGACACAAAACACTGATCCAGACTTGGGTATCGTGTTGGATACGGTGTGGGTTGATGGGTATTGGATGACCACAGATGGTGAGTTTCTGGTTGTCACTGAGCTAAACAATCCATTGGCAGTGAACCCATTGAAGTATGGTTCTTCAGAGATCGATCCTGATCCTGTTGTCGGCCTTCTGAAACTTCGCAATGAGATTTATGCTCTCAATCGAAATACGATTGAAGTCTTTGATAATGTCGGTGGCGATCTTTTCCCATTCCAGCGCATTGAAGGAGCGCAGATAGAGAAGGGCGTCATTGGCACGCACGCTTGCTGCGTCTTTATGGAGACTATTGCGTTTTTGGGTAGCGGGTTCAATGAGGCTCCTGGCGTTTACATGGGCGCGAATGCCAATGCGACAAAAATTAGCACGCAAGAAATCGATGAGATTTTGCTCTCCTTTACGGAAGAACAATTAATCGATGTGAAGCTGGAGGCGCGCAACAACAAGGCGCACCAGCTGCTGTATGTGCATTTGCCTGATCGAACCATAGTGTTTGACGCGCAAGGCACTTCAGAATTGGGAACTCCAATTTGGTTTACGCTATCTAGCAGCATCTCTGGGTTCTCTCGCTATCTGGCGCAGAATCTTGTGTGGTGCTACGACAAATGGCTTATTGGCGATCCATCCAGCAATCGCGTTGGCTATTTGGTAGACGATATTTCCTCGCATTATGGTCAGACCGTTCGCTGGGATTTTGGGACCTCCATTGTTTACAATGAGGGGCGTGGCGGAATCTTCCTAAATCTGGAACTGGTCAGCCTGACTGGATCGGTGGCCTTTGGTGAGAATCCTACCATTAGCACAAGCTATTCGGTTGATGGTCAGAATTGGAGCCAGCCAAAGTTTATCAACGCTGGTAGGACTGGGCAGCGAGCCAAGCGTCTTGTTTGGTTCCAGCAGGGATGGATGAGGAATTGGCGCATCCAGAGATTCCAAGGCAATTCAGACGCGCATCTTTCCTTTGCTAGGCTAGAGGCGGCTATTGAGCCGTTGGCGTTCTAATGGCTGGGAATAGGCTTAATCTAACTCGCGATCAGCTTGCCTCATTCCTGCAGGATCACGAGCAGATCAAGCAGTTTGAGTTACTGTTTCAGACTGTTGATCAGGAGATACTTCCGAACTCTGTCACCGAGGCTAATACCTTGGCTGGCACCGCTTACGCGATTGGCAACGAAGCCTTGGCTGGTATCGCTGCGCTTAATGATTTGGTTGCTCCCCTAGTTGCCGCTCCTCCGCCTTCAGGTGGCACTGTAACGTCTGTGGCTGCGTCTGGTGGCACAACAGGGCTTACCTTTAGCGGCTCACCTATCACGACATCTGGAACGCTTGTGCTGGGCGGGACGCTTGCCATTACCAATGGCGGCACTGGAGCGACGAACGCAACTGATGCACGAACGAATCTAAGCGCGGCAAAATCTGGCGCAAATAGCGACATCACATCGTTGTCAGGCATCACTGGTGCAATCAGCACAGTTGATAGCATCCTTTTCGACACTGCTGCTGGCGTAACTGTTGGCGCTGGTCGCATTGCGTGGAACGCTGACGATGGCACAATAGACATAGGCATGGGCTATGATGCCGTGACGCAACAAGTCGGCCTTGAGCAGTATTTTCGCATTAAGGCATCTGCAACAATCACCGATGGCCAGTGCGTCATGTTTGACGGCTCCGTCGGCGCTTCTGGCGTCCTTAAAGGCAAACCAGCCACTGGCGTCACGAATCCCCAGTATATCATGGGCGTGGCGACGATGGACATCGCCAACAATGGCTTTGGCTACATCACTAGCTTTGGCCTTGTGCGTGGCATCAACACGACAGGTGCATCAGTCGGCGAGACTTGGGTGGATGGAGACATTCTTTATTACAATCCTGCCTATACCGGCGGATTGACCAAGGTAGAACCCATTGCACCGCTTCCTAAAGTTGTGGTCGCGGCAGTCGTTAATGCTGGCTCTGGCGGTTCTGGATCGCTCTTTGTTCGCGTCCAAGCGGAGCCTTATCTGCAAGGCTTGACGGACGTTTATGCACCGTCGCCAATCGCCAACGGCCAAATCCTGATCGGCGATGGGCCGCAGTCTCGCTGGGAATCCGCAACACTGACCGCTGGCACGAATGTCAGCATCACGAACGGCGCTGGATCAATCACGATCAATGCGACAGACCAATATGTCGGCACTGTCACGAGCGTGGACCTGACTGCGGGAACAGGCATTAGCGTCTCCGGTGGGCCAATCACAACCGCTGGCTCAATCAATGTGGTCAACACTGCGCCGGATCAGATCGTGAGCCTGACTGGTGCTGGCACGACTGTTGTAACTGGAACTTACCCCAGCTTCACAATAACGTCGAATGACCAGTATGTCGGAACCGTTACCAGCGTCGGCGGCACTGGCACTGTCAATGGCATCACGCTGACAGGCACGGTGACTAGCAGTGGCTCTCTAACGCTGGGCGGCACGTTGTCGGGCGTGAGCCTCACAAGCCAAGTCACAGGCACGTTACCAGTTGGCAATGGCGGAACGGGCGCGACAACACTCACATCTGGGTATTTGCTTAAGGGTAACGGCGCATCTGCTGTGACTGCCTCGATTGTGTATGATGACGGCACAAATGTCGGTATTGGCACAACTCCAGTCCAGCAGAACGGTCGCACGTTGCAGGTCGATGGAGGCGCTGGTCCGGCTGACTTTAGGCTTACAAACAACGCAACCGGGGCCGGATTCAACAATGGTGGTTTGTATAGTCTTATCGGTTTGGATAACTACCTGTGGAACTTAGAAGCTGGATTTTTAAGTTTCGGGACTAACAACGCTGAACGTGTGCGCATCAACAGCAGTGGCAATGTCCTAATCAACGAAACAACACCGTCCGCAGCATCGTTAAACCATAATTTTGAAGTCAACGGCGACATCATGTCTACCGGCGGGGCTGCTGGATTGTTCTGGGCCAACCGATCTGTAGCGCCGACTGCGGGCGCGGATTGGTATGGCTGGTATGCAACTGGCGGCACGATCTATCTTTATAATCCGGCAGCGGGCAATATAGCGTCAATCAACACCGGAACGGGTGCGTATACGGCGCTGTCAGACGCAGCGAAGAAGAAAGACTTTGAGCCGTCCGCTATCGGCCTGGATGCAGTCTTGGCGCTCAAGCCAACGCTGTTCCGCATGGAGACAGATGACTGCGATGCACCTAAGCAGCTTGGCTTTATCGCGCAGGAAGTCAAAGACCACATCCCGCAGGCTTATGTTGAGCAGCAAAATACTGATGCAACAGGCAATGATACCGTGTATATTGGCTTGAATGATCGGCCAATTATCGCAGCGCTAGTTAAGGCTGTCCAAGAGCTTACAGATCGAGTTAAAGAACTTGAAGGAAATTCATAATGGCTGTTGTTGTTAAAAATATTATTCCAGCTAAGTTGGCTGAGAATACTCAGTCGGCACAATACACAGCCGTGAACTGCCGGACTGTTATTGATAAGTTTACTGCCACTAATGTTAGCGGCGCTAATGCTACCATCAATGTGAACATTGTTCCAAGTGGAGGATCAGTCGGCGTTGATAATCGCATCGTTGATACGCGTGCGATTGCTCCTGATGAAACTTATACGTTTCCTGAACTCGTTGGGCAGGTATTGGAATCAGGTTCATTTATTTCAACAATTGCGAGTGCGGCCTCTGCTTTGACTATTCGCGCTTCTGGCCGGGAGATTACAACATGAAACAGCCAATGATTATGATCGAGGGTTTTGCAGGCATTCGTGAGAGTGAGCCTTTCATTACCACCGCTGAGAACAAAAAGAACACGCAGATCGTTATCAACGACTGGATGCTTGGCCCAGAAGATCCGTCTAATGAGCGTGGTGCGAATCCCGAATACTGGCGCGCCCTTGGTAAAGCCATGCAGGTTGATGAAGATGAAGCTCGTCGTCGTCGTTGCTCAAACTGCGAGTATTATGACAACAGCACAATGATCCAATCTAAGATGGAACGCATCCCTTGGAATGCTTGGGATGTTGAAGCTGGCTTCCGTGGTTATTGCCACAAGTTCGATTTTATTTGTCACGATCTGCGCGCTTGTCAGGCGTGGGAGGAGCGTGAGTTTGAAATGGAAGATTAATTGTGTTAGGGTGCAGCCACCGAGCGTCATTGAGCAGCCGGTGGCTCACCTTAAAGAGGTTTTAATGACGCAGGAAGGTTCACCCAAATACTGGCTAAGGCGGAACTTCACCGAGACACTTAGCTTGTCTGATGAAGCTTCTGATTGGCTTATCGCGCTTTGGGAAGTCATCCAGCTGTTTGATGATATTGCTGATGGTGATTCAATTGATCGGGACGATCTTGATGCCGCCATTTGGAATGCACTGGTTGGTATGCCAGCTAATGGATTCTATCAGCGCAATGCTCACGTTTTGATTCCTCTGATGAGCGTTGCTGTGTGCAAATGGAAAGCCTCTGATGTAGTAGAACGTGAAGGCAATGCGTGCGCTACAAGCTTTGTTTGGCGTGCTGGCTTTTATGATCTAGTTCTAGCATCTGTGCAGATCGAGCATGGTGCGCAGGCTGCAATGGATATTGGCCACGTTGTTTTGAAACTATATGGCGAAACCCTTGAGGAATACATGAAGGAAATGGACAATGCCTGATCCAGTAACCGCGCTAGTTGTGGGCGGGACGGCAGCGCTTGGCGGCGCAATGAAGTCTAAGGCTGCGAAGAAGGCTGGGCAAGCGCAGGTCGCTGCCGCAGAGACTGGAGCTGAAGAACAGCGCTTGGCGCGTGAAGAATTGCGCCAACTGCTTCAGCCTTACACTCAAGTGGGTGTGCCCGCATTGCAGCAGCAAATGGCCGCGCTTGGTTTGTCTGGTCCAGAATCTCAGCAGCAATATGTAGCTGCGCAGGAGCAAAGCCCGATCTTTCAGGCCCTAGCTAGACAAGGTGAGGAATCCATTTTGCAGCAGGCTTCTGCGACTGGTGGGCTGCGTGGCGGTAATGTCCAGGGCGCGTTGGCTCAATTCCGTCCTGCTTTGCTTAATCAGTTTTTGACGCAGCGCTATCAGCAGCTTGGTGGTTTAACTGAATTGGGCCAGCAGTCTGCTGCGGGTGTTGGCACTGCAGGGATGGAGACAGCGCAACAATTGGCCGCTCGTGCTGAAGAGGCTGGTGCAGCTCGTGCGGGTGCCGCATTGGGTAAGGGGCAGGCTTGGGGTGATGTTCTTGCGCTGCCAGCTCAATTTGCTGGGCTTCAATATGGCAGAACCGGTCAAGGCTTTGGATCGATATTCTGAGGTAAGGTATAATAGACATGGCGCAGCCTTATAATTATTCTTTAAACATTGGTTCTCCGTTCGAAGCATTCACTCAAGGAATGCAAGTCGGTGGGGCTGCTCGTGCGACTGAGCAGCAAGTAGCAGAGCAGGCAAGAGCCACTGACCAGCGGACTCGTTTGAATCGGGCTTTGTCGTTGCTTGGCCCCGATGCTACCTATGCTGACTATATGGCGCAGGTGCGCGCTAATCCTGATCTGGCTGAGGTGCTCCTTGGTCAGCAGCAGCAGTTTACCACAGCGCGGCGCAATGCCTTGTTTAATGTTGGCTCAGAGGCTTTCACGCTTTTGCGTCCTAATCTTGATGGCGCAATTGATCCAGAGCGTGCAGCGATGCTTTTGGAAACGAATGCGACTGCGTTTGAGAACTCTGGTGAGACTGATGTAGCCAATCAGTTGCGCGATGCAGCGCGAGGAGTGCGTTCTAACCCAGAGACTGGTCGCACGGTTTTGGGGACAATGCTTGCATTTTCTGATCCTGAGCGATTTAGGAGTATCAGCCAAGCGATGGGTGGCGAGCAAGAAACCACCACGTTTCAGAAAGACTTGCTTGCGGCTGGAATTGATCCCAACGGTGAAGTGGGCCGTGATCTTTCTCGCCAGTATGTTCAAGGTCGCGCTGATCCCGTTGTCGAGATTGTTACGCCAGATGGCACTGGAATCTTCCGTGGACCGTTTTCTGAATATAGTCGGCGCTATGGGACAGCAAATGCTGGTGCTTCCGATACTCCGCCTGCACAGGCACCTGCGGCAGCGCAGATTCTGCCGCGTTCACAGCGTCCAGATATGACTGATGCAGAATTGATCCGTTGGGGGCGACAGGCCGCAGAGGCTGGCACTAATGTTGAATTGATCTTCCGCCAACTGCGGGAGTGGGGAGTTAATCAATAATGGCCGATGAGCAGAATCCTTTTGGGCATCTGAATGCACCTGCTGCAGCGCCGCAACCAGCGCCAACGGCTCGTGGTGTTGTCATCCGCAATCCTGAGGTGCGTGAAGAGGAGCGCGCTGAGGAATCTCAGGCGATGGAGGCTGAACGTCTCGGTCTTTCGCAAGTAAGTGAAGCCCGTTCAGGACGCGCAGAAGTTCGTGGTTCTTCCAAGGAATTGCGGACTGAGTATCGAAGCCTTCCTGCGGTTGAGTCTTATGAGCAAGCGCTCCCCAACTTTGTTTCTGCAATCCAAACTGCGCCAACCTCTACGGGTGATCTAGCGCTAGTATATTACTTTGCCAAAACAATTGATCCCGGCAGTGCTGTGCAACAGGGTGAAATGGACAACATCCAAAGCACAGATGCACGATTGCCTGCTGCGGCTCAGAGTGCCTTGCGTGAATTGCGACTGGCTGACGGGTCTTTTACAGATACTGCGCGTGAGGGTCTGCGCCGTGAATTGTGGAACACCATAGTTCAGCGCAACCAAGCTTATCGATCTGCGCGTGAGCAATACCGCGAACTTGCACGCGCTCCTGAATATGGCATTGATCCCGATCTCGTTGTTGGTGAGCATCTCGGCACTCGCTATATCGATGTAATTGATAATTATCTGAACCCCGAAGGCCGGGAAACAGGCGCAGGCGGTGGTGGTGGCGGTGAAGGCCCAGCTATCGGCATTGTTTCCGAACAGGAAAGCATTGACTGGTGGGATGAAGGCGAACCTCGGTTTAATGAAGCTGGGCAACCTGTAGGGTCTGGTTATTTTGGCATGTTGTTTGACCGCCAAGGCAACCCCGCTGGAATGAGTGGCAGAATTACGGCTGAACCTGACACTCGTTCTGAAATGGGTATCCTTGAAGGCATGAAGGAAACTATCACAGGAGAGGCCCGTAGCACCCCGGAAATTGAAGCGTTGCCTGATGCAATGAATATGCCATTGAATCCGGCTGATGGCCTTGGCGGCACACTCGCCAGTGGGTTCGCTGCATTGACCGCATCGCCACAGGAAATGGCAATGATGATGCAAGCGCGCGGCGCTACTGTGCGCCAAGACGCAAACGGTAACTATATTTTACGCAGCCCGATCAACGGGCAGGAATACGCTATCAAGCCGGGTTTCCGAACAAGTGATATTCCCCGCGCTACTGGTGCCATTTTGGCGTTCACCCCTGCTGGACGTGCCACCACGATTGCGGGTGGCGCTGCTGCATCTGCTGCGACACAGGCTGGCATTGAGGCAATTCAGGCCAGTTCTGGAGGATCGTTTGATCCTGCCGAAATCGTCATGGCAGGTGCAGGTGGTGCAATAGCCCCTGTGGTCAGCCGTGGCGTTCAAGCTGTAAGAACACTCCGGCAGGCTCGTGCTGGCGCTCCTGCTATGCCTAGCCCTGTCCCTAGCGCTGTGGAAGACGTTAACTGGAATCTGATGCGTGGTGCGTCTGCCGCACCGGAAGGCGCTCCTATGGCTCCTCCAGCTTCTACAGTTGCTGGTGCGCCTATTACTCCTCCTGCGCCACCTATGGCTCCTCCTGCAGGCCCCGCAGCCGCTGCACCAAGCGTTGCTGCTGAACAGGGTATCAGCCAAGACCTTATTCGTCTTGCACGCGCATCAACTGGTCGCGGTGCTTCTGCACGCGCTGCTCGTGAAGAACTTGGCGCTATGGTTGAGGCTGATCCTACGCTGATCCAGCAGGCTGAAGCGCTCGGCCTTGAGCTTCCTGCGGACGTTTTTAGTGCAAGTATTCAGCTTCGCAATCTGACTGGTCTCGCACGATCACAACCCGGCAGTGAGGCGCAGGCAGCTTGGCAGCAGACGCTTGCTGATTCGGCGCAACAAGTCGAAAACGGATTGAGCGCACTTGGTGCGAGCCGTGACCTTGCTGGGCTTTCCGAGCAGGTTTTCACTCGCTTGAATAGCAATATGGATTCTTTGGCTCAACAAGGTGATGCCTTACGTCAAGGCGTCAATGCAAACTTGAACCTGCAGGGTCGCGTGGATGCGACTAATTTGCAGCGCGTTCTGGGTGAAACAATCAATGAGCTTGGTGGCATTGATGAAGCCCGAAAGGTTATGACAGCGCAAGAGCGTATGTTGCTTGAGGCGCTGGGTGTAGGCGTTGAAGCACGTCAGCCGACATATGCTTATCTTGATCGTTTGCGCCGCGAAATTGGTCGCGGCCTAGAAAGGCGCTCAGGCCCATGGGCGGATACTGATGAGCAAACATTAAGCCGCCTTTATGGGGCGCTGGCTCAGGATCGTGTTGCTCATGTGCAGCGCGAACTTGGGCAAGAGGCAGCAGATCAGCTTGCTGCTAGTAATGACATCTTCACTAGCATGTATGCCGCACGAAAGGAGATGACTGATCTATTCGGTCGTGATCTTGATCGTGGTATTGGCACCGTAATTCGTGGAGCAATTGCACAAGGTGGACGCGGTGATGCTACTGGCATTCGGCGTTTGCTCGCGGCTGTTCCAGAGGACATGCGCAATGAAGTTGCGTTCTCTGGCATCCTTGCAAACGCACGTTCACGAGGTGCGGAAGGTGGATTTAGCTTTGCTAATTTCCGCAACACATATCGTGCGATCCGTGAGAATACTCCTGTTTATAGGGAGCTGGCTCGCAACATGGCCCCGGAACAGCGTCAGTTCCTTGACAATCTCTATGCGGTATCACGGCGTATTGCAGATGCTGAGTCTCGTGTTGAGCGCACTGGTCGCGCTCTCAGTCCAGTGGCGCGTGAGATCAATGCTCAAGGCCTAACGCAACGCATCATTGAGCAAGCTACCAGACGAGGCGTTGGTGCTGCTATTGGTGGTGTAGGCGGCACAGCGATGGGAGACATTGCTCTCGGTGTGCCAATGGCTGTTGGGTTGGAAACAGCCTTGGCGGCACTGTCTAGGGGCGCGACCTCTAACCTTGATCGCGTTAACAGTCTGATCGGTTCAACAGCTTATCGTGATGTAGTTGAAGCTGCTGCATCTGGTGTGGATTCGACTCGTGCGATCAACCGTCTTGCCAATAGCCCAGAGTTCTCCAGATTCGCTCGCGGCATGGGGCTTGATACCCAAGAAGGTCGTCGTGCGTGGATTAGATCAGCTCTAACATCTGGCACTGTCGCCGGAACGGAGCGTGGGCCAGAACGGCAAGATCAGAATCCCGCTATGGTCACTCCACAATAATGTTTGCAAATAACGGAAATTACGTCATAACTGGCGATCAGGAGATTATCTAATGGCCGCGCTTCCTATTCGTGTTCCTTTTCCTGTTTTCTATGATCAGGATGGACAACCTGTAGACAATGGTCGCATCTATATTGGCACTGCTAATCTTGATCCCGTGGCTAACGCAATCCCGACTTATTATGATGAGGGTCTTAGCATTGCGGCTAGTCAACCTATCATTACCAGTGGTGGTTATCCTGTATATCAGGGGACTCCCACTAATGTTTTTGTGAACGCTCCTGCATACAGCATCACTGTTAAAAATAGCGACAATACTCTTGTGTATAGCGATCTGTTTGTTTCAGATGGCGACACTCTATCTGTCTCCCTTGCTGAATTGCCAGACGTTCCCGCATCTGAAGATAGTGTAATTTTCCTTAATGATTCTGGCCGTGAAGGGCAGTTTATTTGTCGTGCAGGCGCTACACCCAGTGATCCGCTTGAGGGAATCTATGTTGATTCAAACACTCCTAATTTTTACTGGGAGCGCGTTTGGGATGGAATAAATTGCCTTCCTGAATGGTTTGGCGCAGTGATAGACAACGCTGGCGTGGATAGTTACGCTGCGTTTGCCGGCGCACTAGCGGTAACGGGCATTTTGACGCTTGGCAAAGGCGTATACTATCTTTCGGGAGGACTTAGCCTGCCCGCTTATAGCGTGGTTAAAGGCATGGGCGCGCTTCATACCGCAGTGGTGGTAAACAACGCGACTGACCACCTGATGAGCCAGATAGGGGTTTTTCCGGGAACCTATATCGGCGGCGCAAACTTGCAGGGTTTTGGTTTATCGCGCGGCGTCGCGGCAGCAATCCCTGCGAACCCTGCCGACGACAAGACGCAAGGCCACGGGCTGCATTTTTCTATGTGCAGCAACCCCATCGTGGAGGATGTCTATACATACAACAACCTTGCTGAAATCTATGTCAGCAATGTTCTAAGCATTGACTTTGCAACAGTTAGAGGACTCAACCTGACAGGCCCGAGTCAAGCGCGATGGTATGGTTTGTGGGTTGACGGAGCCAGCCCAATTGGGTCTTTTGGCGGGCCGTCCCCCAACCCTTCTGCGCGCATTTCGCAGATCAATATGGCTGGCGGCGCTGCCCCTCAGAGTTATGGATATTATTTGCAAGGCGCAATCCAAGACTTGTGGATTGATGAAATGGAAAATGCAGGATGTTCTAAAGGCGTGTTTATTGACAGCAACAGTTCAGCTTGCGGCGATGTCCATCTTAATTCTATTGTATCTGATGGATATGGAACGCATGGCATCCATGTTCTTAACACGCCGCAAGGGTCATCGCTCTTTATGCTGAATCCTTGGATTGCGGGAAGGTCAGGCGCAACGGCGGCTGGGATTCGCGTTGAAAGCAGTCATGGCATTAACATTGTTGGCGCGACCGCAGACGGCGTTTTATCGACTGGCGTGTATATGTTCCACCTGTCTAACTCATCTAATGTCGAGGCAACGCTGACGGCAAATAATTACGTTACGCCTTGCTACATGATTAGCGCGTCGTCATGCAACATTAACGTAAAAGCCTTCAAAAATATTGCTGGCGGCGGCGTATCCGGCAGCATCATTGAGGCTGTCGGAGGAGCTTACACATCTTTGACTGCGGCGGGTAATAATATCAGCCAAGGTTGGGTGTCTGGCATTTCTATCGATGCTTCCGTTACCACGTATATGCTGAATGTTGTTGGCGTCAATCCTGCGGCTGTTACCAACAGAATAACACAGGCTACTGTGGCTGTTACAACGCAGGGCAACGTCGGCGGCAATATTATTTTCAATCCCGGCGCAGGGGCAATGCTGTAATTCATCGCAGACTATCATGGCAGTCATGATCAACAACATCATCCTGGCCAAAACCGCCGAGAACAAACAGACGACGCAATATACTTCGGCAGGCGTTTCTGGAACGAGCGGCGCAGGTATTTATGTAACCGAGATTACTACATAGGGCATTGTTATGACTAGTATTGACCGAACCCAAGCACGCCTAAATACGCATGAGGAGATTTGCGCCTTGCGATATGATGGAATTTGCGCGCGTCTGAAGCGCCTCGAGGGTATTGGTTTGACAGTTGCTGGCACTATCATTATGATGCTTTTGGGCATTATTATAAAGATGAACTAACATGGCAGTTCTCGGTCCCGTCAAGTTTTTGACTATCCATTGCGCTGCTACGCCAGGTGGGCGTCATGTGACTGCAGAGCAGATCACGGCATGGGACAAGGCTAAGTTTGGCCAGACTAGCTACCATTGGGTTGTCGAACTAGACGGAAAGCGCGTCCGGACGCTGCGGGACGACCAGAAGGGTGCACACGTCGGCGGCGCTAACAGTGGCAACATTGGCGTCTGCTACATAGGTGGGGTCGATAAGGCGATGAACGCCAAGGATACGCGCACCACAGCGCAGAAGGCATCGCTCCTGACGCTCATTCGAACGTATAAGGCGCGATACCCCGGCATCATTATTCGCGGCCACCGCGACTGGCCGGGTGTCAAAAAGGCTTGCCCTAGCTTCGACGTGTCGGAATGGCTGGCCGAAACAGGAGATATGTAATGTCTATCGTCAATTTTGTTTTGTCTCGCCTTAAAGAACCTTCAACCTATGCTGGATTGTCTGGGCTTGCCCTTGCTTTTGGGCTGTCCAGCGAGCTTTATGCTGCTGCCTCTACGGCACTGGCTGGCATTGCTGGATTGGTGGCTGTCATTCTTACTGAACGCACCAAGTGATTAAGTTTCTGTCGTCCCTGCTGGCTCTAATCGAACGAGTATTTGCTCATTTCGATCAAGAGTTTTGGAAGCGGCAGGGGCGGCAGGAGACTATCAAGGAGATAAACGATGCCATCAATCGACAGATTGAACTTGGCGAAGCGGCTATTACCACTCCTGATCCTGAGCGTGATGAGCGCCTGCGTAACAGATTCGACCGATCACGTTCTAGCTAGTAGCTATTGCGCTGTGGCGCGTCCTATCGGTTACGATAGCCTCAATGATACCCCACAAACTGTGTTGGAGATTGAGGTCCACAATTCGCAATGGGCTTGCATCTGTGACAGTGATTGTCCGCAGAGGTAGATTTTACCATGTTTAAGCTTGATCCTGAATGGGTGCAGTTCTGCACTCCGCGCCAATTGGAACTTCTTAAAGCATGGGAGGATCATGGCTCTCAGAGGAACGCTGCCCATATCCTTAAATGCGATAGGGCTTTGATTTCCAGCGCCTTCAAATCAGTTCGCAGAAAGGCTGAGATACAAGGATATTCACCCGATCACAATATGACACGGATGGTGCCGGAAACCTTCGTGGTCAAAGGTGTATCCACCTACTACAACAAAGATGGCCAGCCATCAGGCCAATGGGTTAAAAGTTCTAGCAAGAACGATGCTATACTGGAGGCCCTCAAAGAGGCGGTTAACTCCATTAATGAAAACATCGAGAAGGCTGATCAAGTAATCTGCAGCAACGAGACAGTGTCTGATCTATGCAACATCTACACTTTCACCGACTATCATCTAGGGATGTATGCTTGGCATAATGAGGGTGGTGCGGACTGGGACATCAGTATTGCAGAGCGGATTATCATTTCTGCTCTCGGTGCCATGATCGAGCAAAGCCCTAAGGCGCACACTGCGATCATCAATATCCAAGGCGACTTCCTGCACACGGATGGCAAAACGCCGGTCACACCTGCTCACAAGCATGTTCTCGATGCTGACAGCAGATTCCCCAAGATCCGGCGGACTGCAATTCGGATCATCCGCTGCATGATGCGCCAGGCTCTTGAGGCGCACGATCATGTCCATCTGATCATTGCTGAGGGCAATCATGACGAAGAGTCCTCTGGATGGCTCGCAGATGCTTTCTCAGTGCATTTCGAGGATGAGCCGAGGGTATCTGTCAACGATTCGGATTTGCCGTTCTACGCCTTTGAATGGGGCACTAACATGATTGGTGTGCATCATGGGCATAAGGTCAAGAACGAGCAGCTTCCGCTTTTGTTTGCATCGCAGTTCCCAGAGCAATGGGGACGCACAAAAAGACGGGAGATTCATTGTGGCCACCGGCACCACAGGGACGAGAAGGAATATAACGGCGTTACCGTTATCCAGCATCCCACTCTAGCTGCCCGTGATGCCTATGCGGCTCGTGGTGGTTGGATTGCAGATCGCGCCGCTTGGTCGATCACATATCATAAACAATGGGGGCCTACTGGCCGCGTGATGATCTGTCCTGATATGTTCGGCTGAATTATCCTGCTTAGCGATCACTTCTTAGATCGTTGATATAGTCACCGTAGGCGCAATCATCATCAGTAAAGTCGTCTCCGATCTGATCATATGCGGCTGCTAGGATTGCCTCATCTTCGGCGGCAGTGGTGGGAAACTCTTTCCCGTCCAGCATGACGGAAACCAACTCCGCTTCGTATTCGCTATTCCATTTGCTGCCGTAGCGGCTGCCGCTGTAAACGATTTCGAGATAAAAAATGTCCTCCTCGCCTGCGCGGGTGAGTTCATATTCAAACGATGCGATCATGGTTTAATCCTCCCATTCAGATTGAGCAAAAACAGTAGCGAAAGAGCGAGGCGCTGGGCCATCGGTGAGTAAACGCCAGCAAGAGGCACCGCGAGCGCCCATTGTGTCAACCCAATGGCAAGCCAGAGTGGCTGCATGAGCTTGGTCATCTGCATGGAGCAGGAACCATTCACCACTCGCGTTCTCAACGGCAACTGTGAAGTTGATGCCTTGAGCAATCAACGACTGGCAAACTGCCGGTGTAGCGGCTTTAAAAGCCTGCGAGAGCGAAAGAGAAAACATAGCAACCTCCTTATGAGTGGGCTGGATTGCCCGTTGCATTATGCGGCTAGATACTGCTTGTAGAGTTTGCGCTGGTAAGCCTTAAGGGAGGTCAATGAACCTTCACCGCGCTTGTGGTTGGCAATCATCATTTCGACCTTGAGAAGTTCGGTAAGGGCTTCGTTCTTGCTCATGTTGGTATCTCTCTGCTTGATGTCCCCTTTTACCGCCGCCCCATCATGATGTAAAGCCCTTTTATCACTTACGGCAATAAAAAAGGCGAGCCGTTAAGCCCGCCTCTTTCGTTATGCCGTAAACCCGTATTTCAAACCAACTTGCTGCTTCATCGCGTTGGCCATCTCTGGGCTTAGGTAGTGCTGCCCTGTTCTGAGCATGGCGCATATGAGCTGGTAACTCCCTTGCGCCATCATCTGCTTTTCACGTTCATAACACCAATCGACGCTTTCATCTCGTGGATCAATCTTCTTCGCTTTTGGTTTACTAATCATCGGAGCCATTTGTTGCATTTTGCGAACTATCGGCTGACCCGTATCGCTCTCAACCAGGAGGATCATGTTCATGGCCGCTCGCCTATTGCACTTGAAGTGATCAGCGATTGCATCTGCATCCTGCAGCTTTAGAACGACCCGCTTGATTTCGATATATGGTGTGTTTGCCATTATTTGTTTCTCCTTCCTTTTGCCACGGGGCTATTTTCACCCGTCCTGCTTTTGCAATAAGCGATAAACCCCGGCATATTTAGGTTTTCTTTTTGAGTGCCCCATTTTAGGTTTTCCGGCCTATTATTTGTAGCATCTTCATCGAGATGAATTACTATCGATTTAGGAAATGGAGCGGGACCATGGAACGCCTCACAAACTGCCCTATGCACCTTAATGTTTCCCAAACGCCGATTATAAACACTCAAAAAAATGTGGCGGGCAGTTTTGGATGCTTTGGCTTTATTGCCAAAAATAGGCTTTGTTTTATATTGCCTAATACCACCATTAGGCAAAACACTTGTAGTTTCTGGCAATTGTATGCGGCCCCAACTGCTTGCCACTAAACCTTCATATGAAGGGACCGGTTTCCATATTTCTTCCATAACGCACCTTAGAAATGATAACATATCAAGTCTAAGGTGCGTTAATTATGCTGTCAAGCGGCTTTCACCTTTCTTGGCCTGACAGCTTTAATCAAAAGGGATATCGTCCTCCATATCAACCAGCTGTGGCACATCTTTTATCACTGACGCTGATGGACGATCTGAACCACCTGCATTTCCCATAATCGTAACATCGCTGGCATCGCACTGGATGTAGGTTTTGCCTTCATGCTCTCGCGTGGACATTTGCCCAGTAACTGCGACCTTGCTCCCCTTGATCAAGATGCCTGACAGACCCTGCGAGCCTTTTCCCCATTTGGTCACATCGACCCAGATGGTGGTTTTGTTGTCGCCAAAGCCGACATTGACAGCCACGGGGAATGAGCAAAGCTCCTGCCCGTTCTGCGTCTGCTTATAAGTGGCATCGCGTCCTACGTTGCCTGCAAGTGAAAGATTCAACATATCTCTTATTCCATTCCCAAAGCTGCCATGTAGGCATCCAAAATTGCTTCCATTTCCTGACGCTGATCAGGCCGCATCTTTCGCAGCTTGATAACTTCACGCAGAATCTTGGCATCATATCCGACAGCCTTAGCCTCACCGTAGACATCCTTAATGTCGTCTTGAATGCCCTTCTTTTCTTCCGCCAGCCGCTCGATCCGTTCGATCAGCAATCGCAACCTATCGTCTGTGTTTTCCATTTCTCACTCCTTCGTCAAATCATCGACACTGCATCCTAACCATTTGGCTAGGGTTTGAAAAGCCCAATTAATATATGCTGATCTTTCATTTTCGGTCATTTTTGCGAATCGGATTGATTCATAATTTTTTAACACCTCGCCGCTTGGCAGCGTGGTTGTCGTATAGAGACGTCCTCTATCTTTTAGGACTTGGTGCAGCATTTTTCGGTTTAAAGCATCACCCTCACAAACATCTGTAAGGGCTTCAGCAGCCTTGCCAAGCACAAGCCAGTATAAGCCCATGCGTTTATTATTGCCCTTTGTCTGCTTGATGTCCGCTTGGATTAAGCTGTTTCGTTCAATTGCAGCAATTGCCTCCTCCGCTTCTTGGTTGGCTGGATACAATCCACCTAGATGCTTACGAAACAATAAGGGCGGAACCTCAGACATAGCGCCTTATGCCACCCTCTTTGAACCAATGCTCTCCGTTCTCAATGGCATTGGCAGCATAACGACACGCATCAGCATGGTAATTGTGCACTCCTCGCTCTGTGCCTCTACTGCGCGCCCAGCGTTCATGTGTTGCTTGCACTTCCCTAAGATATGCCACTACCGCTGCTCGTTCTTTATCAGGCCCGTTCATATTTTACGCTCCCGTTTAGCATCTGAAATCTCACGCGCTTTTGGGCTGGCCTTAGCAACCTGAGCCGCCAAATCGAGCGGATCAATCTTAGCCGCTGTCCAGAATGTCCGCTCGCCAACATGATGCTGGCTTGCGTGACACTCCCGGCAGAGACTCACTGTGTTCCAGTCATCCGGCTTTTGCGCCATTCCGGTTCCTGTGCCAATGCGAACATGAGCAACCTCGATGGCGGCAGTTGACCCGCAGACGCTGCAAGCATGATCTCGGACAAAGTTGCAGTGAGCGGGAGAGCGCCAACGACTCTCCCGCTTTGCTGGCTTAGGTATGCGCTTCGGTAGCATCTGCCATCTCCAGTTCGTATTCTGCCACCCGACACTCTTCGCCCCAGCGGTTATAAACTGTCACCCAATCCCGCTTGATCTTGTGACCAGCCTTTCGCAGATCGTGGATGCGTGAGCCTAGCCGGTAGATGCCAAGGTTGTGCCAAGCCTGCATCGGCTGGATCGTCCTGCCTTGCTTGAAGTGGTCAAGCAGCCTCTCGTTCTGTGTCATAGATCACCCTTCAATTGGTTAAGAATTGAAACATCGGTGGTAACGCCAGCAAGGAAGGCCGAAACCTTCTCCTCTAGTTCCGCAATCTTGGCATCGTCTCGCTCAACTCGCTTCAACCAAATCCGCAAGCCTTCTGGCATACGTGGATCGTATGAAACGAAATCGCACCAATCGCGATCTGCGCAGCGCATCTGCCACTGCATCTGGTAAAGGTATTTGGTCGCAATCTTGGCTGTCTTAAACGTCTCAATATGCGTGGCACTGTTTGGGCATTTGATCTCTAGTAGTCCATCAGTGCTTACAAGGCCGTCAGGGCTGGCGTGAGTGCCTTCGATGAATGGGTGCTTATGCAGGCCCGTCTCTGTCACGAAGTCGCCTGTAATCGCATCGTAAGCCATTCTAGCGGCATCTTCGTTTGGGCTGCCGTGGATCATAGCTGGCGATTTATATGTTTCGATTGGTATGGCTGTTAGTCGTTCGACCACAAGATTGGCCCGAAGTTTGTGGCT